CTCCATTCTTTCAGAGTTTAGCATATTAACATTGGTTTGCACCGCTAAAACGAGAGTTAAAGAAACTTCAACTTTCCTTCTGTTAATATGTTCTTCCAAATAAGGCATTTGCAACCATACCAAAGGGTAATTTGAATTACTCTCTGATTTTTTAAAAAATGCAAATAAATCATCTTCATCGCCGACTTTAAAAACCGGTTTAAAAGAATCACTTCCCAAGACTTGCTCGGGTAGATAAGCCATAAGCTCCTCTAATCTGTCCTCTATTATTATGGTGTCTTTTGCTAACATTATATTCCTAATTGATTTTTCATTCCATCCCAATAACCCGGGGTAAAATTTTCGTAAGTATCAGCGGTTTCGTCATTCATATCGTTAATGAATTTATAAAGGCTAACCTCTCTGTTTTCATTATACCAATCAACTCCGACTCCCATTCTCCTCACGAGTACATTTCCTTGTGGTTCTCGTCCTTGTATCATTTCAACCATTTTTCTCCACGCTTTAATTACTTTCGGCGCAGGGCTTACTACCTCCACATTTTTTGGCTTTTTTACATTTCCTGTCCCCGAACGAAAACTATTATAGTTCTCTTCGAAGTTGTAATAAACATAATTAGCCAAAAAACTACGTGTTGGCTTAGTATCTGATGATACTTTTTTAAAACGAATTCCTCTCCATTGAACGCTTTTTCCTGATGGGTCTGTATATGATTTCCCATTAAGTAAATCGTCCCACTTACTATCTGCTCCGGATTTTAATCCATTAGTTTCAGAATAGTCAAGTTGCGACTCAAATTCAATATAAAGTTCTCCTAAACTCTTAATTAAACATTCCCTTTCATACTCCTCAATAAAATCATTTAACTCTGCAGAAACAGTCGTCACATCCGAAGATATGGACGGTTTTGCGTGAGGTATATAAAGTTCATTTATGTAATATGTGTTATCGGTAATCATAATTAAGAGTGTTAAAAATTATCTTTTCATTGTTTTAGGAATGTATTTTTTAATAGCTTTCACTATTTTTACAATTCCTTTCTCTTCCAAAGTGTGCGCAGTTGAGGCGTGATAAACTTCCGTCATCCCTTTTTTATTTGCCCCATTATCTATTAAAAATTTCACTTCGAACATTCCTGTCGTTGGTTTTTTCTTGTCTGTACTCATCTTGATTATTATTTAAGGTTAATATATAATTATACATTACGAAGCTGCCGTGATGGCTGCTTGCACTGTTGCTATTGTATCATAGATAAAAGCTGCTTGGTCTAGGTTCTTCACGTATTGGAAATAACGTGATTCTCCTACTAACGTAAATTTGTTAGTAATAAATTGGTCGTTAATCCATCCAACTCTAATAGAGAAAGGTACATAATTAACAACGTTATATTTCTTCATATCAGCTACAAAAATCTTACCTACCGGAATTTTAATCCAAGGTTTGATTCTTACTCCACCAATTCTCACTTCATTAAATAATCCTGCTTGAGGGTATAATGGTAAACCATTACCATCTTTAGCTCCAACTAATTGAACAAAGAAGTCAATCGGATTAATTAATACAATGTTTGGTTGATAATGTTCTTCGTTTGTAAAACCTTGTGTTCTATAAACGTCTGTAATACATGCGTTAACAACATCCATAAAGTTAGAACCTCCTAATGGAAATACATCCACCATGTCAGTCGAAACAAAAGTTCTTCCGTAAACGGTTGCACCGGTTGGGTTGTCCCCTGTTCCATCAGCGAAAAATATCGCATTAACTTTAAATAAATCGTGTTGTTTAACTAGGTATTCTCTAGCAACGCTCATTAATCTTGGGTAATCTGTTACAGATTCCTCAGTCAAAACTTCATAAGCTGCTGCTTTTTTAGGAGTTTCATAACGGTTTTCCCATTTAAAATCCTGTTTAGGCTTAGTTCCTCCTTCGGCAACAAAAGCGTATCCACCTTCTTTGGGTGTCAATTCTGTATAAGGATAACTAGGCGAGTTCGTACTTGAAACGGAACAAAGTGCTAACAAATTGTTGTCGTTTCTTAAATTAAAGTGTCCAAGATTTGTGCTTACATCTAATGGAACAGTATCAATATCAGAACCACTCGAGGTCGTAATATCGGCTGCTGCTTTAGGTATAAAGGTAATCTCTCCGGCTTTATTTTGTTTCATTGTTTCTAACTTTTCTTTGTTAGATATAATAAAATCTCCGAATTGACCTAAAATTCCTTTTATACTTTTAGCTTTTTGCTCCTCGATAAAATCTTCAAGTAAAGTCCCTTGTACTTCTACTGCTGTAATACACTCCTGTAACTTTTCTTTGCTTGCATTTTTAGCTTGAGCTTCTGATAAGTCATTTTGGACTTTCGTAAATTTAGCGTCTAGCATTGATTGCATTTCTTCAGGTGTCATAATTTTAAGTATTATTGTTAATAATTAATTTTTAATTTAAGTGACTCATGTCGGCTTAATTTTTTATTGATTAATAGTGGTTCTCCCGGCTATTTAGTCAACCAATTTTTTATCGCTTTTTCATGTAAATTTTCTTTTATAATATTCTCTTTTGGGATATTTAATGTTGGTGTAATTTGATTACTCCCCATCGGTACTGCCGAACCCTCAATTGCTTTAGCTTCGTAAACAGCCCAAAAATATCCATCTTTTTGTACTTCCTCTTTGTTGGCAATTTTATCAATATGCTTATCAAATTCAGCTTTCAAGTCTTCATCATCTTCTTCAGTACTATCCATTGCAAATTTAATTTTTACATAATGCATTCCGACTGAATGATTATCAACATTTCCCTCTTTATATTCTTTAAACATTTCTGCGTTTCGAGATTTTTTTACTGTTGAATCAAATACTAATGCTTCAGTTTTACCCTCTACATCATAGCCTAATTCTTTCCAATCATATTTTTTAGTAAACGCTCTTAAATCTTCTTTATCAGCTATGATTTTTGTAAAAGACATTTGATGCTCTTGTAAATGTTTAATCCGTTTATTCTCTTGAAGAGTTTTTTTCCAAATACCATCTATATGAACATCTTTATGTGAATCCCTGATATAAGTCGTATTAATAATAGCACGTACTTTAACAACTTCGCTATCAGTATTATCCGCCTTGCTAACATTTAAGTCTTTTAATTGACCTACGTTCGCACAAAATCCATCAGCCATTTTAAATTCTGATTTTTTCTGATAAAGTATATCGTCTTTATTTTCTCTTAGCCAATTAAATAATTCGGCTTTAGTTTCAAATTTTGGTATATCAGGTCTCATAATTTATTTTTTTACGTTATTAAATCTCCTCCGGTGTTATCTTCTAGCCAATCAATTAAAACAGTCCAAGATGCGAATGGTACTCCGGCAGATGTTAATATTGAGGCTGTCGCTCCTGCCATATCAACTTCGGTAGCCGTTGCATTTGAAACTGTTGCCGTAACAACATATCCATTAACATCGGTATCTTCATCATCGGGTGTAATTGTAATTAACTCATCAACTGCAACTGCAGTGTAATTAGGTACAGATGTATGTGCTGTAATATTAGCTGCTACTAATGCCGCTAATGCGTTTATATCACCATCGTTAGATTCTGCTGAACTCATAATATCTACTGAATTAACGCTTATCATTGTGATTTCTGCATCATCAGCCCCATTCTCTAGATTCGCTGCAGAAACTGCTAAACGAGTCCCATCGCTTGAAGATAAGGTTGTCGCATTTCCTACAACTCCACCTACTGAAGTTGTTATTGTTACGGTATCAGTATTTGCGGTTGCGGTTGTATCATTTAATACTCCGGCTCTCGCATCGTTTGTAATTGCATCAGCTAAATCCGTTGCCGCTGCATCATCTGATGTATCGATTGAAAATTCAGTATTATCACTTTTTGCTCCCGCAACTGCGGTATATGTTAATCCATTACATTCAACTGTATCGGCTGTAACTCCTCCGGTAAAAACTGCGCCACTTAAAACAACTCTTGCTCCTCCTGTCGATGTTAAGGTAGTAGCGTTACCGGCTGCTCCTCCAACTGTTTGAGTTACTGTAACAGTATCGGTTAATGCGCTTGCAGTTAAGTCATCTAATGTACCAACTCTTACGTCATTATTAATTGAATCCGTTAAGTCCGTTGCAGCTGCATCGTTTGATGTATCAATACTAAATTCTGTATTATCTGATTTAACACCTGCAACTGCTGTATAATCTAATCCGTTTATAGAAACAATATCAGCATCAACTCCACCGCTAAAAACTGCACCACTTATTGTAATAGTAGTTCCGGTTTCTGCTAATGTGATAACATCTCCTCCTGTTCCTGCTTGGTCTGATGTTAAAGTTACTGTATCGGTTGTTGCGCTTGCGCTAACTATGCCTAATGTTCCCGAGCGTACATCATTCGTTATAGAGTCCTCTAAATCTGCTGCACATTCATTATCGCCGGTGTCGGCACTAAATTCTGTATTATCAGCCTTCACTCCAACTACTGCCGTGTAAACTAAACCGTTTATTGTAACAGTATCTCCATCAGTACCACCACTTAGTACTGCTCCTGAAACTGCTAAACGAGTTCCATCACTCGAGCTTAAAGGGATTGCATTCCCTCCTGTTCCTCTAACTGTTGATGTTATCGTTACCGTTCCGGTAACTGAAACTGCGGTTATATCATCTACATCCCCGCTTCTTGAATCGTTTGTTATTGAATCCGCTAAGTCTGTTCCGGTTTCTGTATCGCCGGTGTCTACTGAAAACTCTGTATTATCAGCTTTTGCACCATTTACTGCGGTATAAACCAAACCATTTGCTATAACGGTATCTCCTTCAATTGCGGATGCACAAATAACTGTTCCACTCGCAAAATCTAATCCTACAACCGATGTACATTGTGCTGTTGCTGTTGAAAAAACATTTGCCAATGCTGTATTAAACTGCACTGTACCACTTGCTAATTCTACTGCAACTGCAGAAGCCATTACAACTGTCCCGCTTGCTTCTGTTGGGGATGTTGTATCGATTGTTACTGAACCCTCTGACGCTTCATCCTCAAAGGGGATTCTTGACGTTAATCTCCCATTTAAATCCTTGGTAAAAAGTTCAATATATTCATTTGCATCGTTAGCGTAAAAACGTATTTGTCTATACGGATAACGAGCAGGATTACCTGAACCATTTGTCCACTTTAAATAATTTCCTGAAATTTCTAATTTAACTCCCATTCTATTTATTTTTTATTAATTAATACTTTGTCTTTCATTAATTTCTTCTTGCGAGAATCCATTTTCCTGATTTCTAAGAGCCGTTCTCTGTTGGCGTCTTTTTTTTCCTGTTCCTTCATTTGTCTCGACGGGTTTTATTATTTCGTTTAATTTAATTCCTTCTTCAAAATCACATAATTCCAAACAAACTTCATCAGGTAGTCCGGCATTCCTTAACGCAGCAAGAGCAACTCCTCGTTGCTCAACTCCCTCATATTTTTCTATTAATATGAATTGCATAATTGGTAAATGGTCGAATGTTCCTCTGATTGTTAAATTTTCCTCCGGAATCATTTTTTGTAAAACGGCACAAATTGAATCAACGCTCGATTGCATTTCATTCTGAATGTATGAAACCATAGACTCCTTGAAGTTGTTATATGTTGTCTTCTTAGCCTCGAGCGATAAAATATCTTTTGGTATGTGTAGTGCTGTGTATATGAGATTTCCATCAACTTTAACACTTTCGTCAAGTCCTAAATCTCTTAATGCTATGTGTAGTGATTGCCAACTTAATTTAGCTTTTGTAATAATACCTCTTTTTCTCCCTTTTCCCACTCCATAGTTTAAATGAAATAAAGCCTCGGCATCTGCCTTTTCTTCAGTACTTAATGGAAAATCTGTTTTGCTACCTCCTGTAATTAATTCTTTACCGTTTGTTTTTAATATAATATTCTTAGCTAGTAAACTATCTTTTGTATTTGTTAAAGTTTGTTTTAAACCGTCAATCCTAGATTTGTTTTCAAATAAATTCTCTGTATTTAATCCATTTGGTAAGTCATAAAAAAATAGTAAATCCTTAATTGATATTTTTATGTTTTCTCCATCTCTATCGTAAAGTATTTTTGTTTTTTGGATTGAGTGATTTTCGTTTGCAGATAATAATTTAGTTCTGAAATCATCAGGATACTCAATTAAGTTAGGGTCTAAAAGATAAAGTGTTTTTTCTTTTTTAAATCCGGGTATGGATTTTCTGTAAATTATAGCAACTCCCTCTGCTATTTGACCGAACATTAATGCTTCTAAGAAGTCGTTTTGCGTTTGGAAGTAGTTTGGATTTTTTAATAATTGAAGTAGTGGGTGTTTTTTTATTCTTTTTCCGGATTCATCTTCAATGTAAAAATTAGCCTGAGAGAATAATTTTGCAACAAATAGTAATGCCGGTGTTAAAATTGGATGGTTTTGAGCCACACTAATATTTGTTCCTCCTAAAACTCCCCAATCATTATGCTGACTTATTTGATAAAATACATCTCCACCTATACTCCTTTCAAAAAAAGGAAATTTGAATCTTGGTAAATTAAATGACATCCTATACGATTTTCAACGAATTTAAGGAAAAAAAATGACAAATACCAATCAAAAGGCGTTTTTACTCAAAAAAATCCCTTATCATCAAAAATATTTATCCGAATCAAAGGGAAAAGCAAACGTAATTATGTTTTTATCTGTAAATACTCAACTAAATAGCTTATAATGTATCTTAATGCATCCATTAAATGGTCATCTAATTTGAGAGGCACATCTGTACTTTTATCGTAACGGTCAATCATCCAAGAATAATTATCATATTCATAGGTTAAATTAGTACTCGGCACGTAGTAAATTGTAAATCCTTGTACTAATGTTACACCAACTTCAACACTTCCTCCTCCTTTTCTAGCACCAACTGCCATATAGCTGTCATCTAAAAGCAAATCAATGTAACTTTGTCTAGCAGAATCGCAAACTATCAATGAACTTCCTTTTATTATCTCGGGAACGAGTAATTTTATAGCTGTTGGAAGTGAATCTGCTAAATCTTGTAATGGCTTATATAATCTTTCGCAAATATAAAAAGCACCATCACCATCATATTTTACTTCAATACAAGCGGTTGGATTACTTGCTCCAAAATCTAATCCAAAATAAGCAAGATAATCTAAACTATCATAATGCTCTTGAGTTATAGGTCTCCATCCTTTGTATATTTTGTTTGGTTTTTCACTACCTATCCCTAAACCATAAACGAGCCACATATAAACATCTGCAGTCCCTCTTTTTACGTTATACTCATTAGGTGGAGGTTGATTTAAAACTGAAACCGGTTGTCCGTTATAGAAAAGGTTAAAACCATCAACTTCATAACTCCCTGATACCCAAGGCTCGTAAGATAATAATTGTTTTACAATATTTGGCGGGCAGTAAGAGTTGTTTTTAAATGTAGAGTGAATAAAACATGTATCATCATCTTGTCTGTAACTTTCTAGCCAAAAATTCTTACTAGGATTATAATCACAAAATATCCGGTCTGATGTTCTTTGTGTGATTTGTAAATAAACTGCTTTAGAAAATTCTGTAATCTCATTAAAATATGAAATATGTTGTTTTGAACCGTGTACTTTGCCCGGGTCTTCTGTTCCTTCGAATACAATTTTAGAGCCTGTCGGCATATATGTAAATGTTCCTGTTTGCTTGTTTACTTTAATATCTTTATAAACACTCCAATCGAACATAATAATTTCTTCAAAATCCTCCATAACAGTCGCTCGACAATCGACTTTTGTTTTTCTCCAAACGGTAATTTTTATCCGTTTTTTTGTCATCATTTCTAATAACAAAATCTGTAATATTGAATATGTTTTAGAGCTTCTTGAGCCCCCCATTGAAACTATTTGTCTGTACCGATATATAGGTTTTATAACAACTCTAGTATTATTATCTATATCCCATTGATTAGAACATTTTTTATAAACATCCCACGTCTTCTCAAAGGTATCTGTACATAACATTTCCATAGTTTAAGAAAATATAGTTCTGAAAAAATGTATTACAATTTCAACCAACTTCCAAAATGCAAGCAGTAAAATTATATAAGTGTAAATTGTATCTAAATTATCTTGTGTCATTGTTTTATGTATATATTGGTTACGTATAATCTTCCATTTGCCCCAAAAGTAGCTGCTAATCCCATACAATTAAAACTCGGATTTTCAAGTACTTTTCTATGTGATTCTGATTTAGACCATTTATTTACAATAACCTCGGTTGTCATAAAACCATAAGAGATAATTTCAGCAGCGGTTTTAATGTTCATTATTAATCCAATATCTGCAACTCTCTCATTAAAATTGTCATGTGATGGCTTCCCTTGCGAAATCATATATAAATTATGTTCGTATGCTAATGATGATAAATAATTGTCTGTTGAACATTCTTGTAAGAAATTTTGTCTTCTATACTCATTTATTTCATTAATTAGTTCCTTCTCTTTAGCGGTATATTCTATTTTTGATTGAAGCGATACAGCATGCACCGGTTCTACATTATCATAACAGCCAAAGAGGCTCATTATCCAAAAAAAAATACGACACCCCATAATCTTAAAATATTAGTTTCCATAAATAAATCAGTTTTTTAATAATAAATATTATCGTTAACACTATTCCTAGTAAATAGAAAAATGCTACATGAATTAGTGTTAATATATCCTTCCTACTTGTTCCCATTATTGTACAATTGAATTGATTAAACTTTTAAATTCCGTTAAACTCCTTACTATAAAGTAAATAAATCCTTGAGCTTCAACATCTTTCTGCCAAATCTTTTGGTCTCTACTTTGTTTTGCTTTTAAATCTTTTTTTAATTCAATTAAGTAAGCTACTCCTCTGTAAAGAAATATAAAATCAGATACTCCCGGAGTTAACCCGGTTAATCTTAATTTTTTAGCTTCTTTAGGGTCTCTAACTCCTCCATTTGGTACTGAGAATAATAATCTTCTTAAAAAATCATATTCATTCCAAAACCAAAAAAAACATTTTTGTTGTAAAGCATCCTCGGATTGTCCTGTTACATCAGCGTGTATATTTTTATCCATTTCGTTTTTCGATTAAATTAATAAACATTACTCTTCTTATACCATCCAAACCATCTTGATTGTAGTATTTAATAAGGGTTTCACGGTTTGTCTTGTAAGTTTGTTTATTTCTAGAGCATAAAACTTGTGCTAATCCTGAAATATACTTCCTTAATTTCTTTTTAGGTTTGTTTACATTAAAGGAAACCCACCCATTTTTATCCTTAGAATAATCAGGGACTTTAACAACGGCTTCTAATTCCTTTAATTTTTGGTGTGTGTTTGTTTCTGTTGGGCTCATAATTATTTAACTAAAGATAATAAATAATCAATATTGTGTCCCGATTGCTTTAAAGAGGGATGATTCTCAGCTTCAGCAAATCCCTCCGGGTTTTTCTCGAAATTTAAACGATATTCTAATTCTGCCTTTACTAATTGTGCTCGTGTGTAAGTCTTTTTTGCCATGATAATTATTGTTTTAGATTTTTAATTGATTTTAAACTTTTTTTAGCATCCAAATCATTCTCATGATTAGAAACATGCTTAATTAATTTTCGTTGCTTATTTGTAACTCTCCTCATCATTAAGAAATAGTTAACACATTTTTTTTTGTTACGTCCTAGCTTTACGCTACCTCCCATTACTCCCATATTTTATCGTTTTATAGTTATTGTTATATCTGTATCTTTAGTTGGGTCTCCGTCTCCTAATTGTCGAATAACTTTAGGTTTAAAGAATTCTAACACTTTCAAATATACTCTTACAAATTCCCTATCCGGTAAAGAGTGGAGTAAATCATTAAAGCGTTCTGCATGTTCATTATCAACCGCCGTTTTTAATTCATTAAATGTCTTGCGTGTTGTTTTATCATACTTAACAAGTATATTAGATTCCGTTATAACATCCGCATCATCTAGAGTAATGATTGTTTTTTTTACAGGAGATTTGGATGCTTCCTGAAAAATGTCATCTCTCTTTGTTTCTTTTCCCTTTTGTTTGTTATTCTTTTGCATAATTTAACTCTTTTTACATCCTTCATGTTCAAGTTCTTCATCTCTTCGTTTTTTTGAAATTCTAATATATGAAACCATAAGACTCTCGATAGCTTCTGTCATATCGATTCCGTTCAAAAAACATTCGTTTTTAAACTCCGTCTTTATTGTTTCGTTAAATCTAAATGTTGTATGCTTACTTTTTGACATCTTGTAATAGTGTATATACAAATATAAGGCTATTTTTTTAATTTTGCAACCCAAAAACCAACCTAGTTTAACAAATAAGATATAGGCAGGCGCAACAACGTCCCGGCATTACACTAAAACTTCAACTTACCCGGAACGCCCGCAGCCCTTTACCACACTACAAAAACAAACTTCAAGAGAGCAGCTTCCTGAAGTTATTTTGTTTGTTTACTTTCTATCATCCAATACAAGGAATTGATGAAGCAGTTGATATCTTTAAGAACTTTTCTCGCAAATCTACCAAAGTGTAAATAAAATCAAAGTGTAAATGTTTTCAAAACAAAGTTTTACACCCCTAATCGCTTGATTTTAAGCCATTTAAGCCACTTTGTAAATGTGTAAATGTTTTTCCGGCAAATTATATATAAATAAATATACTGCAAAACGGCACTATTTTGTTAGAACTTCCCTTTTATACTCTTTTTAGTTACAAAAATATATATATTAACTTAACTAACTAAACTTCAATTAGTTAGCTATGTAAATAAAATGTAAATAAAATGTAAATAAAGTGTAAATAAATGCGAATACCGAAAAACGTTACAGAGATATGTTACATAATCACTTAAACTTCAAGGAGTTAAGTTAATCCGTTAAAAAAGGCGATATTTTGGTATATACCGAATTTCAACAAATATCTACGCATGTCGGCATCGCCGGGTGGCATGGGGGGGCTGTTTTTTTTCAATTAATCATTTTATATGTTAAATTAATACGAATAAGATTGAAGTTTAGTTAAATTATTATTGATAATACAATGCTTAAATTACCTGTAATTTATCCGTTATATAGTTGTATCTTTACTATGTAGTAAGGAAGTAATAAAGGAATAGACCGAAGCTACGGAGCGCACGCCTCCACGTTCATTGACATAGTGAAGATAGCCTAAATAACAGAGGGATAAATCTGTTAAAATTTATAAAAGCAAATGTGATGACAAAACCATTAAGTAACAAAGAGAAAACAGCGCAACAAATAAATAAAGCGAATCAAGGAATGGCAGATTTTTTAGCTAAAAGAGCAGCTCAAACTGAAACCATCGAAACTGAGAAAGCTGAGCGCAAATCACGAGCCCGAGTAAGAAGCAATAAATTAGGCAAAGAAAATTTTATTTTATTGTGTATTTTGAATGCCGGTGATAAAGGAATAACATTTGAGCAATTAGTATCAGCCGGTGCAAACCGTGTCGACCCAATTAGCGGATTAAAAGAATGGGATTCCCCTACAACGAATGAGAAAGTTTATGCGGAGGTTTCTGAAATTACAATTAATCACAATTGGAATGTAGCAAGTACTGCAATTCAACGTGGGGAATTAAAATTAAGAGACCCTCAAGCATTGCCGGAGTATAAAGACTCAAAACGCAAAGCAGTCGGAGACGTGTATTTTGAAGTTGTTGATACTAAAAGTGTATCCAAAACAAACAAACGTAAAAATAACAATAGAATTACGTTGATGTTTGGGGCTGATATTTTAAAAGAATATTTAGTTACAAAGGGCGCAAAAGTAGAGGATTTTAAATAAAATTAATTCCCG